TGTAAGTAGCCATCTTTCTTGGTGAAGGTGTCAATGCCTTCGACGAATGAAGATAGGTAGCTGCTAACAGCAGACAGACGCTTGAGGTCAGTAAGAAAGCTGATCGCTTCTTCCATACCCTTTGTCTTAGCCGTACCAATGAGTACATCTAGGTTGTCCTTTCCTGTGCTGAAACCATTGGCGCTGACCCACTTCTTTGTAGGCGCAGCAAATGCTAGTCCAGCTAATATGTTTGTCTCTTTTAGTTGGTAACCACGAGCATCACAGTCCTTGCACTTGTTTGGGCGAGAGAACTTTGTGCCATCCTTCTTGATCTTAAACACCTTACCTTGACCCTTACAGTCAGGGCAGGTGAAAGCTTTAGTGCGGCGGATCAGAGTGCTGTTGGCGTTAACTGCTTGTGTAAACTCTTTCTTATCATTGGCATACTCAAACAGAGTAGCCCACTCTTTCTTGTTGTTGATCTTACGAGAGAAAACTACCTGCGACATCTGCTCTGGTGAGTTGAGGTTGATAGGTGTGTCACCCATGATCTCACGCACCTTGTGTTGCAGTCTATCTTCGATGTCTGCCTTCTCTTGCTCAAACTCTTTACGCACTGCATCAAGAGCAACACGATCTACCTTGAAACCTGCCATGTACATACGTGTAAGCGTCTTACATGTGTCAAACGTAACAGCCTTAACCTTGGCTAACGACTGCGCCTCTGGCTCACTATAGTCTGCCTCAATAGAGTGAAACAGTTCTCGTGTCGTATCTAAGTCAGCCTGAAGATAGAACGTAAGCTCTTTCAGTGGGATCTCGTTGGTGTTGTAACCATCCTTAAAGTACTTCTTGAGAGTGTCATCCTTCTGCGATGTTAGCTGTCTGCGCTGGGCGCATCCGTCTAGACTGAGGCTATCCTTCTGGCCTCGCAGTAAGATGTATTCTGCTAACATTGTGTCATATATGTCACAGTCATACGTAAAGCCACACTCCCACAACCACATAAGATCGTGCTGAGCATTATGCATGATCAGAAGTGTAGTCATATCTAGGATGTCTTGGATAAGCTTACGCCCAGCGCCACTGGTATCCTTAGCTTCTACATGATCAATGTTAACAATGAATGTTTCTTCGGCATTATCTGCATTCTGCATCCCAACCTGCACAAGGAAGTTACCCTCCTCATACGGATCAAGGTGCCACTTGTCGTTACGCATCTGTGTAGTGTTCTCAACGTCTAATACCAGTCTCATCCATCTCTCCTCTATGCGCTATATAAGCTGCGCCCGCCATCCAGTTCACAGTGTACCACACCATGCCAGCCACCTTTAAGCTTGTTCTTAGCAATGTTCAAGTGTCGCTGAGTGTCTTGCTCGTCTGCACCTTCGACTACAGGGTTCTTACTGATCAAGACCATCAGGTCAGCTTCAGCAGCCTTACCTGTCTTAGAGCCTTCCATCATGGACTGATCCACAATGACCTTGCCCTCTGCTACCGCACTTAGCTGTGACATCCAGACTACGCAGCAACTGTACTGCTTAGCGATGTTACGTGCATAGATGGCTGCATCCTTGAGGTATACGTCTGACTTGTCACTGGTCTTAGATGCAAACTTGTCACCCATGTCTAGGATCAGGATGTCAGGGCGCTCTTGCTTCACTAGGGACTCAACCCACTGCATGTCTTTGTTTGTGCTGTCCTTAATACGGATGTTCTTACGTACTGGCTCATAGCGTGAACGGGCCAGCGTCACGTTACCCTTAACCTCTTCCATAGTCATACCTGCGGCAGCACTCAAGTAACGTGCGCCTACACGCTCATATGCCTCCTCGTTACACAAGACTACGCACTTAGCTCCTTGATGCGCCCAGCCCCCAGGCCCAGCAATCAGTGATGCATGGAAGGATGTCTTACCTGTGTTAGGACGTGCGCCAACCAGAAGGAGGTGACCACCACTAACACCCTCGACCTTACGCTGTAGACTAGGGATGTTAAACTTCCACTGTGTCTGTAGATCGTTAGCCTCAAGCAGACGGTCAATAGAGATGTCTTCCCATGTGATCTTAACGTTGGGTGTGAAGTCATCTTTGTAGTCATCCAAGATGCGGCGTAGAGGCTCCAAGGATGTCTGTGATCCGTTAACGAAGTCAAAGCCTAGATTAGCTACAAGATCGCCTACATACTGCTGGAACAATTGCCCTAGCACAGTGTCTGCAATCTCTTCTTTGACTACATCAGCTTTATCCATCTTACGGAATAGATCACCGTATGCAGTCTTTGTAGCTGTAGTCATGGTCTGGTTCTGTGCATAGAATAGAGCTTCGAGGTCAGCCATGTTGAGGTCACCCTCGTAGTTGTTCATAGCATGATCTAGTGTCTGCTTAATCTTACGGATGTCCTTAGTGAAGATCTTATCTGGGCATCTGATACCCTTGTGCTGGTCATAGAAGTCACGCTTTAGGAGCGTCTTAATCAGTGCTAGTTCCATCGTCATCGTCGTTCTCTCCTCGAACCCAATATATAATAGTCATTACAGCCACCCAAGGCCACATCAGCGAAAACTTGTCAGCGGCATAAGGGTCTTCATTCTCATCCTCTGGCTCTGTAATGGAATACAGTAGTACCACACCCAAGAGATACATAAAAGCTGCACCATTTAGAAACATCGCTACATTCATTTTGTGTCCTTAGGTGTTGCATAGTAAGCGCCTTCTTTACTGCTCAGTGCAGCAAATATGTCTAGCACCTGTTGGTATGACATGAAGAGCATCTGATACTCCTCTAAAGAATTGTCAAACTGTCTCATGTAAACAGAGCCATCATCTGCCAGAATAACTTCAACGTCTTCAAATTTATCACGCTCGTCTAGTGTAGTAATGATAGAAGCATCAGACTCAAACTCTACGGTAAACATTAGTGGTACTCCTCTAGCTCTTGTAGCATAGCGTTGATGTATGAATACACGTAATCTTGGTTGTCCCACTTCTTCAGTCTAGCCTTCAATGTAATGAGGTTATCTAAAAGTAAGGAGAGTTTGTCTTCTGCATTCCATGCTCGTTCAGCCCACTCTTCTTTAGTTGCTGCGTCTACTTTGTAGTCACTCATAGTCTTTCACCCCATGTTTCTCCATGTCGCCTAACATAGTCTCTAGCATCCACTTGATGTCGTCTTTGTCGTGACTTCTGATGCTTTCTGGGTTGGAGCTGTAACCGTTACCCTCGTACAACTCATGTATCCCATACCAGACCTCGCCATCAGGCTCTGTGTGCTTCATTAGTTGATAGTGCCAAGTCATTCTGTTTCTCCATTTGTCTATTAGGATCGTCACGAATTGCTAATTAGAGCATCCCAGCTTACTGGGAACAACTCCGACATCTTCGCACTGATCTGGTCAGCTACCAAACGGCTCTCGTACTGTGTGTCTTCTTTACAACGTAGCCGACACATGTCAGCGAAGGCATCAAGACTACCTGACCAGTACCACTCAGTCATGGTGGACTGCGGGAGCGTCATTCTGGCCATCTCAGGGGCGACATCGCTATTAAGCATAGCATTATAAAGGTCTAATGCCCTAGCATTTACATAAGATGACCACCTACTAGGTGTATCACTTACATTATCATACTCTGTATGGCCCTCAATAGAAAGTTCAGGGTCTGCAACTATCCAGTGTAGCATGTCAACTACTTCATCACTAGACCCTTGCTTCTTATCCTCACTACGCCCACGCCACACGTCAGGAACATAGAACTCAGGCTTATCATCCACATACCTACGGCTAATCTCATTCCAACGTAGGAACTTATGCTTCACTAGCTGACGTGCTACGAAGATCGGTGCCTTGACGTGCCAGCTCACGAAGGCATGTCCGAATGGGCTGATATGGCGATGCTTAGCTAGGTAGTTGATGAGACCCTTGTCTTTATCTTGGAAGGTATCATGCTTCTTACCAAAGCTGACTCGTGCTGCGTTAACTACGGACAGGTCACTACCCATGTGGTCGATGTATGTAGCTGTGATTTGATTAGTCATTAAAATTTCCTTGTCTATCTAATTCTGCTTCTATAGCAGCATCCAGAGCTGTGTCATGTTCATCAGCAGCCTCATACGTGTTGCCTTCGGCCCACCTTTCAGCATCCTCATATGCCTCATAGGTTTCTTCAGCAATTTCCCAAGCTTCACAAGCTTTATTGTAAGCTTCATAAGTAGCAGTATCAGAATTATAAGCCGCACAAGCTATCTCATAAGCTTCACAGGCTGCATCATAAAGCTCTGCATTAGCCCTACAAGCAGCATACACAGCCTCTTCAATCGCTTTTGCTTTATAATAAGCAATACGTAGTTTTTTTAGATTATCCATCTTCTAGTACATAAACCTCTTTTACAACAGCTTGGTATAAACTATGACCTAAAGTACGAGGGTTGCAGAATGGAGAACCCCACGGCTTCCAACCATCGTCTAGTTTCTCTTTTACAGCTTTGTTTAGTTTCTCTGCGTTATTTGCAGATAGCATCTCATACAGCTTCTTTTTAGGGTCATGTATAAGGTCTCGGTATGCTGCTTTGCTCATTCTGTTATCCTCTTCAGTCTCTCCATGTCATCGTCTAAGCGATATTTAATATCATCGTCAAGCCTAAATGCCGTAGCTTTAGCGCCTGTCCATAGGTTGATCTCCCTGCTGAACTGCAAGGTCTTGTGTGCTGCATCTGGATCTAGTGCCACAATAACTTTGCTATACTCACCGATTTTAGCCATGTGGTTAGGCGTCAGGGATGTCCCCAGGATTGCCATAGCTGTAACATTTGGCAACTCTTGGTGGGCAACTATAGCTGACACACAATCCTCTACCACAACGATGGTGCTACCTGATCCTACAAGGTAATAGTCTGCCTTGCCTGAGTAGCGATACCACTTAGGTATCTTACCACCTACAGCCCTGCCATTAGCGTCAATGATGCGGCCCTTGAAGTGGATGGGGAACACAACACGTTCATCCTTAACGTCATACATTAGGCCTCTTGAGGCGATACCCCAGCGGCTAACAAACCTGTGGAACTTATCATGCTCTGCGCTGGGCTGAACAACATACTCAGGTATCTCCATAGTCTCTACCTCCTTGGCCTTAGCTTTGGGCCGCTTCTTCAGTAAGTGCTGCACTTCTATGGCTGTAAGGTTGCC